GTTTCGCATATTCTTCTAGTGGCACACCTAATCTTTTAGCAATTGCTACCTGTGATGGCGTGAGTCTCACAGTTTTATTTTTGCGTCCTGTTGAAGCTGAACGTTTAGCTGAAGCTACATTCTGAACCGGTTTGGCTCTTTCTGTAGTATTGCCATCTACTTTATCAAATTTATGCGGAAACTCAACCCTAATTCTAGCGTCAACTTCATCATAATATTCTTTAGTTTTTGGATCAAAACCTTCTTTTTCTACTAATTGTTTGTGTATATCAAAAGCTGTGTAAGTCATAGCTGAATCATTACCAAACCAAGCATTTTCTGATGCCCAGGCTTCTGCCATAGGGTCAGATTGAGCAGGTGCTCTTGTTTGTTGAGGTGTTACATTAACCTCTTTTTGTTGTGGTTTAGCTGCTTCAGCGGCTTTCATCGCATTTAATCTAGCACCATCCATAGTTAGATTTGCAATTTGTTCTTGAGCTGCAATCTGTCCTTCAACATCTTGAGACTCAATAGCAGTTTTAAGAGCTTGTCTTGCTGCTGCCATATTTGTTTTAACTCTTGTCTCAAATTCTGAAGTATAAGATTTATCTAATTTAGATAGTCTTCCTTCTAGATCACTCTTTTGTCTGTTAGTTACTTCTGCAAAAGCAATAGCTTCTTCTTTTTGTCTTTCAGCTTCTCGCATTTTACGAGTAAGTTTAGCAATACGTTTTTGAACGCCTTCGCTATATTCTTTTACTTCGTCTTTATCTTCTTTTTTTTCAAGTTTAGTCTCTCTCTCATTTTCATAAGTTTTATCTTGAGGGACTTGCTCTATTTCTATTTTCTCTTCAGCGGGTGCTTCAACTTTTTCAGGTTCACCTTTTTGGTCTAAATTAATTTCAGCTCCTTCTGCTTCGCCGACGTCAATAAGACTTTCTACTTTGTTTTCGTTTTCTGTTGGCATAGTTTCCTTCCTATGTTGTTAAATGTAATGAAGAACTGATTCAGGATCTTTTATGGTCCCTAACACTTCATCATCGTTTAGTATTCGCACTTCTCCACCTTCAATCGGTAAACGTGAACCAGCATATCTGGCAAACATTACCCAATCTCCTACTTTGCACCACGGCTTATTAAATTTTTCTTTATCCGCGTATGCAAGATCTCCCATTTTTAAAACATAACCACAAGTAGTTGCGATTCTAGCTTTGTCTAATTGTTCTTGAGAGAATAAAATTCCACCTTTAGTTTTTTCTTTTGGTGTAAAAGGTAAAACTAAAATTCTGTATCCGACCGGTTCTGGTAATTCACCAACCGTGTCTATATTATCTGGATCTAATCTTTTTGCGTGAGGCTCTTCTTTTTTTTCTGCGTCGTATTTATCTTGAAGTCCAAGTTTAATTTTTGGTACTTCCTTTTCCGAGGTCGATAACGTTTCCTTGCTCATTTTTTTGCTCCTTTGGTTCTAGCAGGTTAGAGATTTCCTGTATGATTAATTGGTAGGCGTGTGCCTGTCCAAGCATATACTTATATTTTTCCATACTGTCAACCCCACCACTCATCATCGAATCTCCAATTTGTTGAACAGTAGCGTTGATTCTTTTTTTAAGCTTATCTATTAACATTAAGTCTTCCATCTTCTCTCCTTATAGTTTGAATTGTTGCAACACTTTTATTTTCTCTTCAGCTGCTGCAATTTTTTCTATTAGTTTATCTATTTCATCTATGTGTTGTGGGTGTTCACCAATACCTACAGAATTTTCTAAATAAATTTTAAGTGTAGCGTCTGCTTCAAGAATTTGAGCTTCATACCTAGCTTCTAATGCATCTAATATAGCTGTTCTCATTTTTTTCTTTTTCTTTTTTTATTTAAAAGTTTAACTCTTGATTGCCAACACCATTCAGTCATTTTAATAACATAGGTTTCAACAAATGCAATAGCATCGTCTAAAAAACCACAGAATCTGTAAATTAATCTATCTAGCATTTCCATCTTCTACGTGCCTGTCGAAGTCTCGAATTTGGATTGGCCGCAGCTTTAGGAAATTTTTTCATTTGACCTGCACTTCTTGCGCAGTATGATTTTCGCCTTTTAGCGGCAGCGGACCCTTTTTTAACTTTACCAGTCACAGCTGTTTTTAATTTAGAACCGGGATTTTTTCTTCTATAGGCAGCGACACCGGCTCGTGTCATACCTGCTCCAGATTTTGTAGATCTAAAGTTCTTTTTATTTCTTGCAGGCATATTGTCTTGTTTTCTCATTACAACATCCCCTTATAATATTTTCTTAAACTTGGATTTGAAACTTCAACACCACCTAAACTTCCAGAAATATAACTACCATCATAATTTCTTTGAGCTTGTTTTATCATACCACCATCTGCTTTTTTATTTCTTTTTGTAAAAGTAGCAACGTTAGTTGGTTTGCCGCCTGGATTACCGGCTGCTCGTTTTCGTTTGACAGCAGAGGCCTTTTCGCCTTTTGTCATCCGTGTGGCTTTCGCAAGTGGAACGCACTTCGGGTATTTTCTTTTTGAACCTGTTGATGATTTTCTTCCACAAGGTTGATATTTGCCATCCTTCTTGGGAGCTCCAATATCCACCCATTTTTGATCTACCCATTTCTTTAAATCTCCCATTAGGCAATCTTTGTTTTCTTTCTTCGGTCTGACATTACTTTGCCACAACCTCGTGCAATGAAACCACCATTCTTTGCACTAGCTCTAACTTTGCCCTTACAAACTTTTGAAGCATACATATTAGCATAAGCTGAAGGGTATACCTTGAACTTACGTTTTGCTGCAGCTTTTCCTTTAGGACAAAGTTTAGCCATTACTTAACTTTCCCACCTTTTTTCATAAAGCCCATTTTATTTCTGACTTGTTTAGGAAGTTTTTTTAAACCTTTTCCTTTTTTACCAGCAGGAACTTTTTTTAAGTTTTTTTTCATTATGATCTTTTCCTTAATTTATTTAAAGTCATAGCAAATCTAGCACGTTGTCCTAGTTTACCTTTTTTCTTCGCAGCGGCTTTTAATTTAGAAGCTGGAATCTTTTTGCCTTTCTTTATTCCTAAAGATTTACGCAAAGCTCCCGGCTTTTTAATAGCCTTCTGTATAAAATCTTTTGCCATAAACTATTTGTTTATTTTGCCAGACTTTTTAGCTTTAGAACCAAACTTACCGTAAGAATCATCTCTTGAAGCTTTTAATTGCTTTTTAGTTCTTTTCTTTTTGATTCTCATAGCGATAGATTCATCTTTTCTATCTTTGTAACCTTGTTTCTTTTTCTTAACAGAACCACCTTTTTTATACATAGCTCCGCCTTTCATACCCATATCATCTGGGTAATAACCTGACTTCATATCTCTTCTTCTAGTAGACATTCCGCCACCCATTTTTTTTACTCTGCCGCCAACCTTCATAGGTTGAGCAACTTGTGTGTTAAATCTTCTATTTGGCATTATTTTTTCCCTCCGTTTTTAAAGATTTGTGTACCCTTAATTCCAAAAATTGATCCAACGACTAAAATCCAAAGGGTACTGAACCAAGTCGGGAGTGCCGCGAAATGTTCGAAGAAAGTTTTCACTTTATCGAGAGCGCCAGGATCCTCCGAGAAGACTCCCCACGCGAGCACAATTATGGGCGCCGACAAAATTACGAGAACGAACTCGTCCTTGTAGTCATTCTGACGTGCCTCTAACAACTTGCCTTGGTATTGTTCTTCACCTCGGGCTTGTCGTTCTGCGTGCAACAGTTGAGCATCAGACATCGCGACTTTTGCCTTCTGCTTGTTAGCATAAATTTTACTACCAGCAGAGACAGCTAATTTAATTGCTGATAACCACATACTAGTACCAAGTTGCTTTTACAGGTTTTTTATCTGGTCGCATACGCTTTGTACCTCTTACATCTACTGTTTGTGATGTAAATGGATCAGTCATTTCAACTGGAATCCCACCTTGTTGCTCGCCTTTTGCGTTAGCACCAAGTTCAGGTACAACTTTTACGTTGTCTCTACCATTTTTTCTGTTTTTAACCATAGTTAACTCCTTAAGTTGTAGATTATATCTATTTTTTATTAAAATTTCTACCGAAATCGTGAATCTTGCTTTGATCAGCCATTGTTTGTTTAGCCAAAGAGACTCCTGCACGTAGTCCAGCTAGTTCTTCGTTTTGTTCTAGCTTTTCATCGTGTTGTTGGTCGTTCATCATCGCTCTCATAGTGTCTAAATCCAATCTTGCTTCTCTATTCGCCGCTTGTTCTTGATCGTTTTTAGCTTTTATATCTAATTCACGTGATTTTAGTTTTAATAATGGATCACCACCTACTTCAGAACTAATTTTGTCTTCTTCTTTAGCGTAATCTACCATCATTTCTGCAATTAACTTCGCTTTTCTTGATTCAATTTGAGAAGTTATTTGTTGAATCCTTTGTTGCATTTGAATTGCTTGTGGATTTTGCATCATTTGTTGTTGCATTTGTGGATTCTGCATCATTGGTTGTAATTGTTGTTGTATCATTTGTAATTCTTGCATTTCTTCTACAAATTCTAACTGAATTTGTTCTTGTGCCATATAAGAAATATGTTCAAGTATGTTTTTTTGTAATGCCATCATTGCTGCAGGATTATTTTGCACCATAGAGATAGACATAAAAGCTAAATGAGCATCAATATGTGCTTTGTGGTCTTGTCCTGGAAATGCTTGAAACGGTTTTCCACTCGTTGCCATAATATTTTCTAACGCAGGGTCCATTGGTTGTGGTGGAGCAGGCGGAGGCAAGATTGCATTTACATTTTTCACACCCAGCGCATCATACATAGATCTATACGCTTGGTATAAATTATGCATACGAGGATTTGATTGCGCCAGTTGTAATTGACTTTGTGCCAGTGAGATTCTTTGCGTCTGTGAGAAGATGTTTGGATCTGCTACAGGTAATATATCTATTCTGTCATCAAAATCTTGTACTTTAATTTCACGTCTTGCACCTGGTACATCATATGGATACACCGGTGGTAAGTATGTTTTAAATACTTCTGCTAATAATTTGAATTCTTGTTTAAGACCAACGTATAGTCTTTTGTGGATTGCGGACATCACACGTGAGCCACGTTCTAATAATGCAACTGTAGTTCCAACTGCAGCTTGTTGATTCATATCTCCAACTTGCATATCAGCAATTGCTGCAAATCTTTGACCTGCGTTAACTACGATTCCCATTAATTGTAAAAGAGTTTGGTCTGGTCCTTTGAAAGGTAGAGTCATAAACTGATCTTTAATGTTTCCACCAGGAGCATCCACATCTCTAAACTCACCAGGTTGTAATGGTTGTGCATCATCTCTAACTCTAATACCACGAGACTTAAATCCTGCTGGTAAGTTTGCTAAAGTTCCTGCATCAAGAAGTTGTCTTAATGCTGCTGTTGCAGTTCTAGTTAAACCACCAATCATATGAATTAAACCAAAACCATAGAAACCAGTTCCTGGTAAAAATTTAAATTGTACAAAGTAATTTACTTTTCTTTTTAATGGATCTTCTGCAGCATAGTTTCTTCTAATAGATAAAACTTTATTTCCTGCTTGAGATACAGTTACAACATAAGGAAGTTTAATTCCTGTAGGCTCACCATCTTCTCCCATATCTTCGTAGCCTTCTAAATCTAAATTAGTGTGAACTTCATACAAAGTATATTGATCTTCTTGACCATCTTTAGCAATTCCTTCAAGTTCTAATTTTTTATCTTGTAATTCATTTTCTACAACAGGGGGTGATCCTAATTCTACATCTCTATAGAATCCTGCCACTTGTTGTTTTCTTAAATCATTTTCAGAAATTTTAATTACGTGAATTACTGCCTCTGCATCTTCTAAACTGTTTGCTGAATACGGAACAATTAAATCATCCGCAGGTACAAACTTTGATACGGCTCTACCTAAAAGATCGTCATAGTAAACTTTCTTAAAAGTAGAACCGGATAGAGGGAGGTAAAAAAGCATTTGATCAAACTCTGGTTCGTATTCTTTCATTTGATCCATTATCTGATAGTTCATAAAATCTTTAACACGTTTAGACTGTTCTTCTTTAGCAGTATCCACTGCTCCTAGAATTTGAGTTCTAACCGGACCATCAGCTGGTAATAATTCTTTGTAAGCTTGCGCTTGAAATTGTGTAACCGCTTCAGCAAGTACAGGGTGATTAACACCGGATGCACCTCTAAAAGGTTCTGTTCTTCTTTCGTATTTAAATCCTAAAAGATCTAAACCGTTTTTGTAAGTGTCTTCCCAATCACCACGTGATTCTTTGTATTCATTATAGTGATCTACCATTTTAGCACCTAATGGTTCTAAAACATCATCTCCTAAAAAGTCTGCTAGATTTTCAAAATGATCTTGGCCACCTTCTTCAGTAATCGCACTAGGGTCAAATGCAATTTCTGCACCACCCTCTTCATCCATAGTAACTTCTACATTACCTTTTTGATTTTTCTTTTCAATGATCTCTTCTCTTGCCTCTACTAATTCTTCTTGTTTTGGAACTTCAACAACAGTTTCTGAAACGTTTGGAAGCGGTTTATCTATCGTGGCCATTTATTATTTTTCCTCTTTATTGAACAGGTTATATATGAATCCCTCTTCATTTTGATATTTCTTATACTGGTCATATGCAGTCATAGCTGTACTTACTGCAAGTCCCGGTAAACCTGCAAACCTGCTTATACCCCTAATTGTAGCAGGATTCAATCCTAATCTCAAGGCCGTGTTTAGCTTACCAGATTCAGCTATCCCTGATACTTTTGATAGTGGTTCCATTGCAGCAAGACCTATCCAGTTCATTGGGTCTTGAGCAATCTCTGCTGTAGATTTTCCATCTTTTACTTGTTGACCTACAAAGTAAGAATCAATTAAGGCAGTAGGTAAAGGAGCTCCAACTCTAGCCAAAGTTTTACCAACTGTTTTTAAAACGGTTGGACTTGTCTTTGGTGGTTTAGTATCAATATCAACAGGTATTGGATTTTCTTCTGCATATAATTTTAAATCTTCAGTAACATTTTTAACAGCAAAATCTGGGTTATTAGTTTCTACAATTGCACCTATATCGTTGTTCCACTTTAAGTTTGATTCTTTTTCTAAAGAAATTGTTCCTTGTTTTAAACCTAGTCCTGTTTCTAACATTTTAGTATCTCCACTAAATCCTTTTAAACCTATTCTATCATCTACTAATTCTGGTAAATTAAATTTAGCATACTCTACAAATTTACCTGTTGCATCTGCAGGTTGTTTATAACCAATTCCTTTAGTTTTAAATGTTCCTTGAGGTACTTCTGGTTGTAGAGTAATTTTTAATTCGTTTGCTTTTTCAATTATATTTTTTACTTTTAAATTATTAGGATCAGGATTTTTTTCTATAAATTTTTCTGCCATATCTTTAAAACCACCTGATCTATTATGTGGTCCTAAAATAAGATTTCTATTGTATGGAAAGTCTTTCATCGCCCCTGTTTTACGAACATCTCTTTGATGTTCTATTTCAAACAATCCTCTTTTTTCTATTTCGTAAATAGTAGGTTTAGATTTAATAATATTTCCATCTCTATCAACAGTTGTTGATAATTGATCAATTAATTTTTTGTTATTAAAAATAATATTAGGGTTAGCTTTTATTTTATCATTAAGTTGTCTTGTGATTAAAGATTGTTCAAAATTTAATAATTTTTCATTAGGAGATAAAGTTTTTTTGTCTGCTAGTTTTGCTACTCTTCTCCCTCTTCTTCGTTCAGCTTTTTTAGCCATCTCTATTTGTTTTCGTTCTGGATCTGCTTCAAGGGCAGCTTTCATTTTAATTCTTTTTCTTCTTGAAACATTTTTATTAAATTTAGTTTCAAAACCTTGAATAGTTTTTTTAGCTTCTGCTCTAGCTCTTAATTGTTGAGCAGACATTCCAGTTCCTACATTGGCTTTTACATATTTAGGTTTGTAATCGGGATCATTAGCCATACCTTTATAGTCTTCCAAATATTGTTCAAAAGTTATGGTATCTATTGTTCCACTAGCAATTTTTTTTCTTAATTTTGTTCTTTCTCCAATAGTTAAATCTTCCATATTTTTTCCATATAAAAGATTAGCTATTTCTTGTTCTTCAGGTGTAACTGGTCTAATAAGAGCCACTATCGCCTCCTAGTGAACATCGTAGCGAGGCCGCCGTTTCGGTAACCAATAATACCACCATCTTTTTCTCCGCCACCTGGATCATAAGCATCTTGATAATCTGTATTACCCATTGAGTCTTTAAACTCTCCACCACCTACTCCACCAGGTCCAGTGTATGCTGGTCCTCCACCCCCTTGCCAAGTTCCACCACTTGGTGCTTGACCGGCTTTCAATGCAGCTTCTTCTGCTGCCAGTCTGTCTAGTTTTTCTTTTGCTTCTTTTTCTTTTTTAACTCTTTCAGCTTCTTTAATGCCTAAATTAGTTATATCTAAAATATTTTTATTAGCTTTTTGAACGTTTCTATATAAGTCAGCTAACGTTGTAAACTTACCTGTTATTTTATTAATTCCTTTTGGTCCCGTATAAGTTCCAGCAATAACATCTTCTATTTCTTGTTCGGTGAAGCCATATTTATCTGCTAAAGTTTTTTCAATTCTGTCATATCTTTTATCAAAAGTTCCTTGATCTATTTTATTTAAATTATATCCTGCCATCACACCTTCAGGCGTATTATAATCGCCTGTGTTAACTATCTGTCCAATATCATTAACTCTTATACCCATATTACCCGCAATGTTTTCGGTAATGGCTCTTTGGTTAGGTCCTATTATACCTTTAAGACCTCCTAAAATTCCTTTAACAGCACCAAATGCAGGATTCATTGCAAAGCCGATTGCATTAGTTACTGGATTATTTAGTAAATTAGTTTTAGCACTACTTAAAGTATTTTTAAATTTTTGAAAACCACTTACTTCTGCAGGGCCAACTTGATTACTTGTGTCCTCAAACATATCTCCATAGTAAGCTCCACCTAGACTTGCTTCATTAGCGAAAGGATCTTCAATACCCATAGAAGTCAATTGTTGATTTCTCTGTAATGCTTCCATTGCAGGCATTACTCTTACATCTTCTTTAAAAGCTTTAACCCTATTCGGATCAGGATTGTATGGAGAAAAATTATCGCTACCTTGATAACCTATTGTTTGACCTGAAGTTGTATCTGGCGTATCAGGTGTTGAATCTGGTGGTGTGTACATACCTAATGATTGTAATTTGTCCGCGATCTGTTGATCGGTGTTACCGTAAGCGTTCATAGAATTGTAAATTGATAATGCTTCACCTTCTAATGCCGGACCGCCCATAAAGAATCCGACTCGACCGCCGTCTGCATATTTTTTTTCTTTTACATAAGCATCAAATTCTTCACGTGTCATAGGTTCAGCAGGTCTATCTTTACTAAAAAAATTTTTTTCACCTTTATCATCTAAACTATATGTACCCGTTTCTTCATTAAAAACTCCTTTAGCTGCATTAAAAGTATCATCCGGATTAAAAGCACCAGTTGCTTTTCCCATATTACCTTGTGCATCA